ATTCCTGATAACGGATTAATGTTGCAAAATACAGTACTGGTTAGCGAGAAATTAGTAGTTTTTATATTCTTACTATGTTTGTAATACTTAACATTGTTTATAGATACATCGTCACCTACTACATAAAACTCGTAATCGAAAATATGGAACAAGTTATTGTTATCAACTCCAGTAAATGTGCATTTATATATATTATTAAATGAGTTATATGTTAGTCTGGGTTTGTCTACCTTAATTAAGTTAAAGTTATAATCACTAGCAAAGAATGAACTCAAACTAAACAAACTAGATAAGGTAGGGGTATCGGTTAGCTTTGGATATTTTTTAACTATATTATTAGTTGTAATATCGTAAGTATATAGTGAAGGGTATAGATATTTTCCATTTTGACTAGACAATTGTTGACCTAAAGTAAGGGTACAAAAATCTATAGTTTTCTCTCGCTCTTTGAAAAATCTATTACTAAAAACGTTAAATCGATTGTTTTTTGTGAAGTAGTTGTTTTTTGTAGAAGGAGACTCAAACTTCATGTCCTGATACTCTATTTTATCAATAATTAAGTTATTGTTAGTTTCTACTACTAAAGTATCGTAATATACCTCAAAGTCCTTTACTTTGTTGTATACTTCATCTGCTACACTATCTGGATACTTATTAAATATAACATTTAGAGCTGACGAAACAGGACTTGATTCTGAAAAAGCCTGATTTTTAATGAACATCTTACCTTCAAATTCTCTCTTAGTAGTAGATAGTCTAAAAGCATCATCACCTGTAAGGCTGCTTATAACTGACTTAGACGACTCCTCTACATCAGAATAATATCTGTAATCTAGAGAGTAATTATAATCATTCTGAATGTTAACATCATCTGTAAAATAACCACAATCGTAGTTCTCTGCATCATTAGTTCTAATTAGAGGTCTTACATCTACTGTAAAATCACCAAACGTATTGTCAGCTACAATTTCAATTTCTGTCTCAGTTAAAATATCTTCAGAAAGCTCAGTGGTTATAGTACCTTGCTTCTTTGCATATGTAATAGGATTGATAGATACAATACCAGCTTCAGCTAGAGTTGTATAATAAAATATCCCGTTACCAGGATAATTCTCTTCAATAGAAGAAGTAGGATCTGGTAAAGGTGTACCGTCTGTAAATGTAAAAGATGCGCAATCTCTAACTGCTCCTATTATACTTCGTGCTGTATTAGTCGTAAACCCTCTAGCATCACTCAACTCTATATACGGAGTAAATTCTCTAAAATATAAAGAATAAGGGAAACCACTCAAAGTAAATAGCGGTACATTAACACCATATGCTACTGTAGTTCCGTCAGTAGTGGTGGTAGTTATACCTGATCTTATAAAACTACCCTCTTCAGAAGCTATAGAATAATCAAAATTAAACCCTTCATTATAATCATAAAAGACATGCCCGTCGAGCTCTAGACTTAAAATTTGCTCCCTGTCTAATTCTTGAATGGTTTTAAATGTTTGCCCGAACCTATCTTTAAAAAGAGCGTATTCGTTTCCGTATATATCTGTTTGATGTTTTACTATATAGCCCTCATTATATAGATCGCCAAAATTTAAATAAATTCCACTATCAACAGCAGCTTGCTTTAATATGGTCTGCTCTCGAGAATAATAAGGTGAAAAGGTTGGCTCTACGCTATTAATTTTAGGATCTCCAGTGGCAAAAGAAGAAGAAATATTTCTATTCTCTTTTCTAAAATCATAAATAAAAACTATAGGATATTCTAATTGATTGTTAGCAGAGACGTTTCCGTAAGCAGAAGGATCTGGATATATATAGATTTTATCTGGTTGTAATAAGGCAGTATTAATTTCAAAAGTATAATTAGGCGCGTTGAGCTGAAAGAGACCAGTTTTTTCCGGCTTAAAGAATATACCAATATCTCTTAGCAACTTAATCTCATTAGACTCAATAGTCGGGGTATCGATAGACTGAAGGTTCTGAATGTTACCTGTAGGATTCTCCGCTCTAAATAAGACTCCTGATACTGGTGTCGTTCCTGTAGTATCAATATAGTGAAAATCAGCTCCAGCATATTTGCGTAAAAGCTGCCTTCTTAGTCCAATTCTTTGATCTGTAGTTAATCCTGACTTATTTAAACAGTCATTTTCTATAAGAAGCTGCGGATTAGTAGGGTCACAAATATTATCATAATTAATAGCAGTGTTTACTGCTAGAGGAACTTCTCTTAAAAATATTTCATTTCTAAATATGGAATTAGGATCATCAAAAAATAACCCTAAATCAATATCATTTGTATTAGCACGAGTGAACTCGTCTGTTGTTCTTGAAAGATCGAAATACTCGCCATAAACATCTATAAACTCGCCTATATCTATCTTTAGATGTGTTTGTAAGGTAGATAGGGAATATCCGATAGCTGTATAATTTGGATTATCCTCAGTACTAAAAACATAATCATAAATCTTATCGAATAATATCTTTTCGACAGATAGTTGAGTGCCTTTTATTTTATTTCTATCTACCGCATACTTACCAATATCGCGCTTCTCTTTATAAAAAAGAATTATCTGACGTATTTTTTCTACATAAAACGGTATAGCTATATCCAGATCTATAGGATTACTAAAATCTAAATTTGAAAGGAACTTTAATTCTTGCTGAGTAGAGTATGTTAGTGTTACTTCTTTGAGAAAGTTAACATATAGATCTATAAATGTTATCTTGTTAGTCTCTTTCGTTCTTTTTACCTCTGTCCAGTCCTTTAGATAATTTATATAAAAATTATTATATTGTTCAGGTGAGTAGTCAACATTAGTATTAGTTATAAACTCTAAAAAAGAAAAGGGAGATACGTTATCTTTTGTCGAGTGTGCAGGTATATCACTATTTACAATAGAGTTACTAATAATAGAAGAGCTAAATGATATACCACCGGTCATTATTATATATTTATTTACTAAATAGCTTTTTAACCTCCGATCTTATTATTTCTCTATGCTGCTCAGTACCTACATCTTTAAACACTGACTCAATAATATCTGTATTTTTATTAAGTTCGGTATATCCTATTAGGTAATTCCTATATCTATCTAATAAATCATTTCTATATCTCGTTCCTCCCACTCTACCGAACCTATGCAACCACCCTAAAAAGGGAAGACAGATAGTTTTTTTTCCATGTGCTTTATATTTATCATGTATATAGATCTCTTCTCCACCAAAGCCTCTAAAGTTATCATTGAACCCTAACCAAGAGTCTGTCCTACATGTAAATAATCCCATTCCCTGACCTTCAATTTCGAAAGGTTGTGAATTAGAATTCTGATATCTAGGATCTGTAGCCCATTGACCCTCCATATAATCGCCCCACACTCTATTAAAATGCGTACTTACGTGCTGCATATCATCATAAATTAAAGGCCCTTGTAAGAGATTGCCGTTATCTAGATTATTATCGTAATATTTTATTAATTTACTTAAAGAACCTGGTGTTAATAATACATGACAGTCCATACACAATGTATACGGTGTGCGAGATTCTTTAAATATAATATTTCTTAATGCAGTTGATGAATAATCACTAAAAGGTATATATTGAAATGGCTCACGTAAGCTATTAGTGAAGTTTTTGGTTAAGAGTCCAGATTCTGTATAGGGGCTATTATCTACTATAATAAACTCTATATCCTCTAGTATCTCTCTATGATACATCCTTATAGCCTGGATAGTAAAGTAAACGCCGTCATAATCATCATAAACAGCCATTCCAATAGTAAGTTTCTTCATACTTACACTTATTATAAAATGCTACCAAGGTTTTTCAAGATAGTCCTATTCATTATATAGATCTAAACCTGAATAAAACTGCTTTGTCAATATATTAGCTATTATACCTTCTTTTTCAGACCAAGTTTGGTAAGATGAGAGAGTATAATCTAAGGTATTGTTACCGTCATAAAAATTTATTATACCGTCTTCTATTTCGTTTCTCTTAATTATGTAAGGAGGGTAGTAATCTAGCTCAGATTTCCTGGCTAGAGCTAAATTGCGTTCATTCTGCGTCTGAACAGAACTTTGCGGTATAGTTGAAGTATCGATTAACACATTTTCTAGAACGATAGGTGTATAATTGGGGATATATTTATAAAATAGGTAATAGTTACTTATATTCTCACCGTAACCATCTTCAGGTAGTACAAGATTCCATCCCCACGTATCATTATACGTGGATAAAATATATGTATTATTAATATTTGTAATACTAGAGGCGCAAAGAGGTAGGTATGAGTTTAATAAGGTATAGTTACCACTAAATTTCTCAAATGCTACTATATCATCACCTGCCGATACGGTATGATTAATGGTTATAGTAGAGCCTAGGTTTTTTCCGTAGGAGTCATGATTTAAGTACCCGTAAGTTTTAAAGCTCCGATCAAATTTATTCTCTTCACCGAATAATCTGTTTTTATTTACTGATAGAATATTAATTAATCTACCTAGCGCCGGTGGATATTGAAAATTAGTTCTATCAAACTTGATATCATTTAAATTAAGAGATTTTAAGATCGATAGTAATTGCTCTGTATTACAGTAATCTAAAACAGCATTATTATTAATAAAGTTTTCAATTTTTTCATACGCTACCTTACCTAGAGAAGTTTGAGCAGATTGTAAATCGCCAAATATACTACCTAAAAAGTCGCTAAAGAGAACCTTATCATCTAAAAATAGAGGTTGAAAGGCTATATCTTTAAAAGTTTTTTCAAAATCAATATCTTCACCTTTTTTAGCTATTTCATACATTCCTACTGAAGGGTATATATTGAAGGTATTAGATACTCCTGTTAAAAAATTACCTTCCACCTCACACAATGCTGAAAGAAATACGTTTTCTGTTAAAGTTTCTGTTTTAGGTATAATATAACCCTTATAAAAGCCGCCCTTTTCTAAGCTAGATAGAGATCCAAAGTCAGAACTTAACGTGTAGTTGTACGTATTATTATAATCGTCGGTTAGAATTATAGATATATCTGTCAATAACGGTATATCTTTAATAGAGTAGTTAAAAATATCTTTAACTTTAATAACGAAACCTATTTTTGTATTACTAAATTTGTTTTTAGAAATAGGAAACAGATCGCTCGATGCCCCCTCACCGTCTATACCATTAGAAGAAAAAGATAGCTTATCATAATAGCTATTTTTATATACAGGTAAACTATAACCTACAGGGAGAGTATTTGCTCCTGGGCGTATAGTACCTGGTTCATACCATAGCATTATATTTTCTTTGTTAGTTGGTATATCGTCCTTATAGTATAATGTTTGGGTGCCGGTTGTTCCGCAAAAGAACGCATCAATATCTGTTGAATTGGTTCTTATTATATTATTACTAGAAAGCTTAATGTATATTGAATCAGAGCTTGTATTAAAAGAAGAAACTTCTAAAAATTCTGTACTACCGTTAGTTCCTGTAAGATACAAGCATATAGAAGAATAAGGATATAGATGCCCGTACTGTAGTTTATTATAACCGTTATTAAAATAATCATCTCCACTACCGGATACGCTTATATTAATAGAAATTTGCTTGCTGGTATCTATAATAGGAGCTTCATATATAATTTGATTAATATCTCGAGCTTCTTCTAAAGGCTTATAGGTTTTTCTTACAGGGGGAGAAAAGGATGAAGGAGGTCTAAAAAAAGTTACACTATCTTTAGGTGTAGGTGTCTTAGAGACATAATATTGCCAGGAGGTAGACCTATTAACCTGTATAGGAAAATCAAATCTACCAGCTAGCAAGGTGTAGTTTTGTCCAGCGATAGGAGTCAGAGTTAAAGAATCTTCTATATAATTTACAATTGTAATCGTTTGCGAGTATATATTAGCATAGGACTCTCCTGTTCTATCATATACATAGCTAGTTACTTTATATTTACCAGGTTCTTTATAAGCATGTCTAGCTGTAACAGCCTCTGAGACTGAACCGTCTCCAAAATCCCATAATATTCTTTTGTTGGATAGAACTATATCATTACCTGCTTCGATTTTTTCTAAGAGAGGTACAAAAGTGAAAAAACAAAAAGGAAGAGCGTAGCCACTGGCAGATGGAGTACCTGTATAATCGTATGGTATGAAGTAACTAAACGCTGTCTTAATATTATTCATTCTCTACAATAATTTTAGTTTTTAGTTTAGAGATTTCGTAAAAATAACCATACTGGTAATCTTCTAAATCAAAATTTTGCGAAGTAAACAATATGTCTTCGTCTTCATATATTGGATTCCATACTACCATATTCAATTTAGGTACTTCATATCCTATATCAGTTCTTCTTGTATATATCTTACGTACACCCTCTAGATTTAATATCTCGTTATTAATGGATGTAATATCTATTAATTGACCTAGCTGTATATTAGAAAAATAATCTTTAATTATGCTTACAACTCTATCTTTAATATTATCTGTACTTATTTTAGAATTGCTTAATTTTTTAATAACTAAAACCGTACTATCTTTAAGAGGTAAGCAAGCCTCCTCACCACCTACATTTATACCTATATTAAACGCCTTGTATATAGGATCTACACACACAATATTGTGTGTTATATCTTTTTTAAGATTTGATTCGTTAATAATTAATTGCTTTTGTGATAAGTTGAGGTAGTTAGGTATAGTCTCGTTTAATATCGTAGACATTTTCGGTACCGTAAAAATATAAACATTATTAAAAGAAGTGCTATTTGTAAAAGCTACTTGATTCATTAACACTCTAGCATCATCGTTAGGCTTGTTTAATCCGATATCGTAATAATATTTTATAAACTTACTAGTATAGGTGTCATTATCTAAAACCTTAACTGTTTTTACTATATTGTTAAAGCTTTTATTTATAAAAGACTCGTAATCTTCTTTTGTTACCAATCTATTTTGCGAAGAAAATATTTTAGGGTAATTATTACGCATTTCTTCTACAGTCTCTGCTTCTGATATTGGCGAAGATCTATTAGTATTGGTAACCCTTACAAAAGGAAGCTCAGAAGGTATTACAATATCCGGGTTATTGGAGTATATATTGTTACTAATTTCAGTAAATCTTGGAGTGTTGTAAAGTACAAACGGTTGATTGTTTATAGCTTTAAATGCTATAATTCCCTGCGAACCTTTAGAGTTTAAATAATAAATTTGAACTATATCACCAGCTTCTAAGCTTTTTCCTGTTATGTTGTTGCCAAATTTAAACTCAAAGTGACCTTTTTCGTTTAATCTTTTCTCATACTTTAATGCAACTCCATCCTCTAAAAATAGAGAGTTGGTCTCACTCCACTCACGCCATGTTTCATCGCGAGTGCTCTTAACAAAGACCGTAAACGTATTATCTGCTATATATTCAGCGCTATTATCTATTGTTGAAGTATTTATAACTCTTATAGTTTCAAAAGACTCACCAGCCCCAGTATAGGAAGCATACTCTCTCACCTCACCCTGATGTAGAACATTGTTATCTATACTAACCGCTTCACCTAAACTGGTTGTTTTTTCGAAACTAATATCCTTTAAATTAACATAAGGTATACCGTTTACAGTTATAGTTGAGAATCTCTTAACAGTATATGTATCTGCTGGTATTCCTGCTAGTGCAGATATAGATACAGTTGTCGAAGAGGTTTGCTTGCCTGTAGGTTTGTATCCTAAATTGGATACAATTTTATTCATATTTTCGTATAAGGTAGCTGTAGTGAAGGTTGATTCAGATGAGGTGGTGTTTAGATAAAACAAAAGAACATGATACATGTAAGCAACTATATCAATAAAAGCATTTAAGTTAGATCCCTCATATACCTGGTCTCTAAAAACCTCATTTTCATTTAGTCTATCTATTATAAAAGACTTTAAAGTTACAGCATCAAACGCTGCGTACGCGGTTTTAGGTAATTCAAATTCAGTAAAGTTTTTCATAATAGTTTTTAAGCAAATGTGTATCCGTCATTATTTAATATACCTTTAAGGCTAATATCGTAAGCATTAAGACTAGGTACAGATATATTTAAGTTAATTACATATTGTTGCTCGTCTTCGTCTACCAAAACATCAACTCTATTTACTTCCACTCTAGGCTCTTGCGTTACTAGTCCCTTAAAAATATCCTCTCCTATAAAATAGCCTTTGGGTATAGATACCTGCTCAAACAAATAGTCTCGTAAATCTAATCCAAATGTAGGGTTTAATAATTTCTCACCAGGTGAAGTGGTTAATATATTTTTTAACGAATTAACGACAGCTTTAATATCATACAAGGAGGCAAGATCATCTTTTTCGTCTACTTTTGTTAGTTCTTTATTGTTTGTAAAGGTCGTCTTGAGATCAAACTCAACATCTTTATACAGATAGCCTAATTTTAACGCTCTTTCAACCGCCGTCGTAGGTTTAACTATATCTAACTTTATAGCCATTCATATATATTTATTTTAAAGATCTATCATAGATAACCAAAAGTCACTCAGCAGCCTCGTTTACCCAGTTCTTACATGAATAATATCTCGCTGTACCAGGCTTAGCGGTAGAGCACTTATGTCTCGCTCTAAATGATTTTCTTTTTTTAGGGTTAGATTTTTTAATACGTAGATTTGGATCACCGTAATGGACGCGCTTATAACCTGTCTTAGTTTTAACGCATCTCATGTATTTTTTGTCTGATCTAGTGGAAGATTGTTGCTTAGTCGTTTTAGTGCACCTAGCTCCAGCCTTTTCATTAAGAATTTCTTCTACTAATAAGTCAAATTCCATATAATTATTTATGTTAGGTATAAATAATAGTATGGCTAAAAAGTATCTAACATTGGTTGAAGCATACCTTAGTAGATTTCAACGTGGTGGTTTCCTCGTTGGTGATGTGTTTAAATTTAATGATAATTTTAAAACCCTAGATTGCTATAAAAATCTAGGTCAAAACGTTAAAGATATGATCGATCAAATGATCGAAACAGGACTACACGTTAGAGTGGTTGGAATAAGAGATAAAGGCATGCCTAGATATCCTGGCAATCCTCAAACATCGTCAAATGATGTAGAACTTTCCTTAGCTCTCGACAATGGTGGTGGTAGATACACACATTACATTAATCTTTCACCAGAAATGGGGTCATCAGAGACATATTACCCTAACCTACCTCCAATTCCTGATGCTGTAGTGCGTAAATCCAAAGTAAACATCAAGCCAGAAGAATTAGAGAAGATAGACAACATTACTAATAAAACAGATAGAGGTACAGGTGCTTATATGGATACAGAAAGATCACTTCCTAAGGATAACACTACTTTACCGTCAGTTCAAGCTACGCCTTCACCAGCTGTAGCGTCATATACTCACGACTATCTTAAAGATTTGGCAAAAGCTTAAGATACTCTTTCGAGGTTAATCCAACAAGCAAAGCAGTTAATTTCTTTATCGAGAACAAACGCGCTTTTATAGAGATGATCAGCAATTACTGCGATCATCTCTTTCTTTTTAAGGTCTTGTATAGGTTGACTGTATAGGTAGTTAAGATAATCGCGCATGAGAGTGTCGTAATCACCATAGAACGAATTTTCATTTTCAATAAGATGTTTTCTTAATGAAATAACATCTTTCTGCTCAATAGCAGAATAAATTGCCTTGAGTAAGGAATTATCAACATTAATAGCAGTAATAGCTAACGATCCATTAATACAGTTCTTTTGAATTTCGTTAATAGCTTTGCGAAGATCAGGAAAGTTAACCTTAACCATTTCTACAAACTTCTTCTTCTGCGTATCATCTATTTCAATACCTTCTTGTTTAAGAATACTGTAAATTCTCTTTACCCCGTCTTCTAGTGTGGGCTTGATATCAAGAAACTGACATCTTGACTGTAGTGCAGGAATGATCTTATGCTTGTAATTAGCTGTAAGAATGAATCGAGTATACTTAGCAAACGACTCCATCGTATTACGAAGAGCTGCCTGAGCCTGACTTGTAAGTCCATCACACTCGTCTAGAATAACCACCTTAACCTTACCATCAAACGACTTAGTTTGTGAAAAGTTAGTTACTTTATGCCTGATTGTATCAATACCTGATTCGTCAGATGCATTAATATATAGAAAGTTACACTTAAGAATATCATTTACAATGATTCTTGCCAAAGTTGTCTTCCCTGTACCGGGTGTGCCTACAAACAAAAGGTTTGGGATCTCATCCACAAAGCCTTTAACAATATCTTTATTCCTCTCAGATAAGATAATATCATCTAACGTTGTCGGCCTATACCGCTCCACCCAAATTTTTGCGAAATCTAACATATTATTTACCTGATGAACCAAAACCACTAGCACCTCTGTCTGATTCGACAGTATCACCTTCTTCTACAGCTACATCATAGTTTTTATATACTACAAACTGCGCGATTCTATCTCCAGACTTAACTTCGTAGTCAGTATCAGTGTTATTATATAATTTTATACCGGCGTTTCCGCGATAACCACTATCAATAATACCAGGGTGAGGTGAAATTCCGTATTTGAAACCTAAACCACTACGCCCCTCAATCTTAACCCAGTAACCAGGAGAGATAAATGCAAACTCTAACCCTACATCAACAACAGCACTGCCTCTAGCAGGAATATGCTTATCTTCTACGCAATATACATCAAAACCTGTATCAGATTCGTTATTTTTAGTAGGTAGCTTAGCATTAGCGTTAGTTTTCTTAAATTTTAATGTAACTTCACTCATAAAAATATTATAATATTTGATATATAGAAATCAAGACTAAATATAGCGTATGGAGGAAGATTTAGATGTCGTAGTAAATGACATTATTACACAGCTTAAAGGTACTACAGCTCTTACAAAAAAAGAACCCGTAGAAGAGCTAGATAAAGAAAAGCTTGAAGAGTTTATTATTAAAAACTCAGGAAAGCTTATTGTTAAAACTCTAGATATTGTAGATGATGTTCAAGCGTACATCTCATCAGCACCTGAAGCTAAAGATGTAACTGCATTAGCAGAATTGTTAAAAGCTGCGTCTTCATCTATTGAGGCTCTTAACAAAGTTTACACGTCTATTGAGAAAAATAAAACAGTTAAAGAGGTTAAGCAGATGGATATTGACTCTCGCGAGAAGATTAATGTTCAGGATAATACTACTTTCCTATTATCTCGTAAGGAAATTATGCAAGAACTTATAGGTAAGAGTAAAGAAGAAGCTAGAGTAGTAGATGTTTAATATAACTATTAACGGTCTCTTGGCAGAGTAGGTACTGTAGATTCTATAATTCTCTGTTGCTCGGCAGTAATATCAGGGCCTGTATATCCAGTTTCTGAACTAGGGCTACCTGCTCCTATACCATCTTCCTGTACACTAGAACCTAAGCTTCTAGTCTGACCAAAAACTCCAGGCACATCTTCTCCAAATACACCTAGCTCTCCACGAACACTTTCTGCAGTAGATCCATCATCTACACCGCTATAAAAGTTATCCGTAACAGCTGGAGCGTTTAAGTCGCGCTCCCCTCCAGTCTCAGCCTGACCAAATAGATTTTGTTCAATATCGATATCGTTTACTTTACTTTTAGTGGGCTTGTTAGATGTTACTGCTAGGTTATAATCCGAGCTGTATGGGTCGTATCTATACGATTGCTGAAACCCGTCAAAGCAACCACCTAAATCGCCTGCTACCTTAGAAAGTATATTAGAAGCCATTTTATTAGCATTCAAATAATTATCTAAATCAGGTACATATCTAAAACCTTCATCTTCAAAATCTAACGCGTCACCACTCTGCGCTTTTTCTATTATCTTCTTTCTCGCATCTTTATCCTTTTCAAAAAACATATCCATTGATTCACCCCACGCTTTTTGACATAATTGACCCATTTTAATTACATTGCTTTTAATTGATTTAGGTAATTTTTTAAATAAAGTGTGATCTATACCTTCAAAAGTATGAGTAAATTGGTCTTTTATCTCGCTAAATGAAGGTATAGCGTTTATATTCTGCGTATTAGCTACTTTAGCTAGAGAAGCTACAGAATCAGAGCTTTGAGCAAACAAATTACATGGAGAATTCAAACAATCCTTAAGTGCATCTAAAAGCTTGTCAATAAACCCATCCTCGTCTTCACCAGAGGTTTTAAGATTGTTTAATATAGAAGTCTGGCCCAAGCTGATAGCAGAGAAAGTGAGATTTATTCTATTAATATGGTTAGTAAAAACCGGTCTAGTAGACATCTTAAATACATAAAAGTTCTTTGTTGACATATCTATAAAAGCGCTGCTTAATATAAGTGTATTTGTCAACCTTCTAGCTGCTTCTTCATCTCCACGATCAGCTTTATGTAGATCTATTGCTAGATCTATATCAGTCTGAAGGTTAGGATCTTCTAAGATACCGCACAAATCAGTATTATACTTCAAGAAGTCTCTGCTTTGTGCAAATCCAAATAGTTTTTCTGCTAAGTTGTGTGAGTATATTAACATAAATTTATTTTACCCTAGAGGTTGCGGCCTCTCAGCTGATGAAGGCGGTGTAATAGACGGTGGAGGCGATGGTGGGCCGATAAATGGTGGTGGTTCTGTTGGTGTATCTACTTTTGGTTCCTGCCATTCACTGCTTCCAGGACTTTTTTGTTGTTGTTCTGGAGGAAGTGAATCTAGTGGTGGAAACAAATCTCCATCAAGCAAATCTCCATCAGCTTTACTCCAATCTTCATAACTAAACGGAAACTTATCAATATAATCGTAATTATCGTACTTACCTGGGTCGTTATCTAGACTATCTGGTATTCCATCACCATCCTTATCTGAACTATTACCTCCTCCGCCTCCACCTCTACTTGAACCAGAACCTCTACTAGCTCCTGTTGCGCCTGCAGCACCTCCTCCATCGTTTATTAATCCAAAACTTACGTTAGGTAATTCTTTAGGTAGATATATTTTTACTGCTGTTATTCTATTGAAGTAAATATCATTTTCAAAAATATGCTGTACAGATACCACATACCACCAACCATTTAAGCTATCAGCATCTTCACTAGTTTCATCACTGCTTATTGAAGCGCAAGCTTTAGTGGTTGAAGAAGCTTTCTTATTAGCTCCTGTTGGATCATCTATGTTTATTCTTATAAACTTACCGGGTACTCTATATGGCTGACCCTTAACTTTAAACACTACAGCGATATTATCGTAGATGAAACTTTTTAAAGTCTTGTTAGTAGCCCATGCTGTAGTAGTACTCTCAGAAACATTACCGAGGTAATTGTATTTCAAAGTCTTAATATTGTTATCATCCCTTTGAGGAAGATTGCTATAATACGGCTTAGTAAATAGTTCTTGAAACGCAGCACGTAAATCAGAATATCTATAATATTCTATAATACTAGCATTTTCGTTACCTGCCACCTTAGATATGTTAGACCATTTTTTCTCAAAAACCTCCTCATAATCCACTCTCATTATATCGTACTTGGTTATTATATTATCCTTAAGTACATTAGATTTATTAGAAAACGCTACTGTAAACTTATCGTTAAGATATTTTGATGCATCTCCACCACTCTTTACGATTCCGAAAAATGCAGTTATATCTGCAGCAAGAGACCTTACAACAAGTTTTCTTTCCAACTTATTCTCTACATTTTCTATTTGCACTAATCCTGGTGACTTTAACTCACGATAGGAAGGATCGTAAGCTAGGTGATCATAGCTTTTCTTAACTATATCGTAACCACTATCACCGAACTGTAATATAGAACTAGGCAGTGTTGGTGCGCTACTTGCTGCAATATCCTCTGATTTTTGTGTAATTTCCGGGCAATATTTTTTAAATATTTCTGAAATAGTAACTTCAGGTTTATTTGCATATGTTATCGTTTCACCAGGGCTGTTTATTTTAATCCTCTTTAACTTAACTACACTTTTTTCCTCAAACTCAAATACTACATGTCTATCTATTACATTTGAACTCATCTCTGAACTCTTACCTAACGCAGCAAGAACAAATACCTCCGGGATAACTTTAGCCCCAGCTGAAGCAAAGTCTAAATTCTTAAATCTTATAAAAATATTAGGAGATTCTGAAGCAACATTATAAATGTTTAATTTTTGCAACAGACCGTAGTAGTTACTTATAATAATTTTACCTACTATTCCTATATTTGCTAAGTTATCCTCAACCTCTAGATACCTTACACTACTCTTATTAAGAGGAACCGCTTTAGTACCATCATCAGAAAGTAGTATTATATCAAACTCGTATAAACTGTTTTCTATATTAATTTTCTCAGACATATTTACCTAGCTGTGTGTTTATATTCTCTAATATAAGAGGTATATATTGAGGCAAAATATATTTATAATCAACTCCTGGCTCCGCGTAAAAAATATTTTTAGGTTTATTAAGTAAAAATATTACCCACCATAGAAACTGACTACCGTATATTTTATAGGATAGAGTTGTCCAGGGTAGTTTGGTGTTTAACTCTATTGTAGAATATAAACTACTATCTAAAGATTCAGGAAAATCTACCTTGTTGAGAATATTAAAGAAATAATAAGGGTTATTACCATCTTCCTTTGAAGTATATATCTTGAAGATATTCTCGTACATATCTTCCGATATATCAGACAATTCCGTAATTTCGTTATTGTATTTTCCTATATCCATATATTAATCAAAAAGACCACCTAGTAAACTAGAAGAAGAACTTGAAGAAGTTACATTTATTTTAGTATTAAATCCATCCGCCGCCATTAGGTTGCCTGTATCTGCTAGTAAGCTTGTAAAAGATATATTAACCATATAAGCTTCTGGTATACTAGTATTAACTGTTTGACCCATAGGTGTTCTTACATCTAATAACCTTCTCGTACCCATAAAATCAACACTCATAGAGCTTATATACGCATAAGGAAAGTATTTCATTCCCGGTATAGTGACTGTATAGAGCTTTGGAGGTGTAATTTGCGAAAAAGATGTTCTAAAAGGCTTATTTTGAAACGCTAAAATCCATAACAACTCATAATTTTGCTGATACGGTATTTTATTTGACACTCTTGTAACTGTATTTAGAAGCGGTAGAGTTAATGATATAGTTTCACCATCTGTAGGATAGTGAAAGTACTTAGGTCTTTCGATATAAGTACCAGGCTTCATTATATTTAAAGTAGCTGCTGCCGTGTCTACAATATCCATACCTTTTTGAACTAATTGATCAGCATATAACGGCTTAACCTGCATGGAATCCTGCCAACTACTGGTAACATTATGTGGTTTACCATCAAAATATGGAAAACTATATCTAAATCCTGTTGCATTGGTTAAGTATATACCTAAGTAAGATTTAAGATAATTTGTAAGAATAGAAGAATCAGACCCTCCGCTGGTAACGGTATTTAGCTTTGACTTGAAGGAATTTAAAGCGTTAGAAAGTCCTCCACCACCTTGTATAATTTTATCTAAGTAACTAGTAACATTAGCAGCGGCATCTGATTTTGCTGTATTATTTAAATAGTAATATGCTGATGCAATTAAAGAATTACAAGTTTGTTCGAGTTCAGTAGCATATAAGAAAGGTATTTTATTATAAGCGTTTTTTGTTGGAGACGAAGTCCAGGAAAAATCATTAATAACATCTATTAATGATCCCTTATTGGACAATTTTACAGATTGATTATTAGCATCGTTGCTATTGCTCTTAGTGCTTGCGTAGTAAGGTCCGGATGCCATATAGTTATGTTAGAAGGGTTTGAGCGTTAAACTGCTCTCTTAAGTTAAACGTGGTTGAAGGAGTGTAATTATTGCCGTTAGAAATATTTATATTACCACTACCTTGTGAGCCTGACTTTTGCAAAAACGCTTTCATTAACTCGATAAGGCTATCTAATCTATTTACTTGAGCTATAGAAGCATCCTTTATTGTTGAATTATCTTTAGAAATACCTTCAGTTAGGTCTTTAAATACATTATCTATAGCTCCTCCTGACTTAAGACCTATAAATTCGTCTTTTGTATTAAATTTATATACATTATTTCCCTTCACCATGAAGTCCTGCATTTCATCTCCTTTAATATCTTTACCGTTATTGAGCATATATCGTGGGTCAAGGTATGAGTGTAAATCTAATATATTATCACCTACATCTTGCAACACCCCAGGACCTAGCGCTTGCAACGCTTTGCTTGTTAAATTAGCCAACCATCTACCCGCCATATCACCTGCAAACGCCCCTCCAATTGAGCCAGCTACTCCTAATCCGTGAATTAAAGCTGGTGCAGCTGCTGCTCCTATACCTAAAGTACCAATAGCTAATGCTCCAGAGATTAGACCACCTGCACCAGCTCCTAACATATACCCGCCAACTCTACCGGCGTTTCCACCTATTATTCCACCGGCAGAATTCAAACCTAGCTTACCTACACTCTCTCTTAATTGCTCTAGTGTAATCTCTCCATTATCATACCTTTTACGCTCATCTCCAACACTCTTAGTTAATAGCCCCAACTCAACAGTTTCAGCTAATAGAGGAAATTTTAATACACCCTTTAATAGCTTTCCTACACCACCTACTGCTGTAAGTAATTTAGGTAGGAGACTTCCTAAAAGCTTTGCTGCTTTATCTTTAGTCGCTGTACCCGCTTTACCTAGCCCCTCCATAGCAGATCTACCTATTTTTCCTAACCCCTCCATAATAGTAGAAGTTTTAGAGGCTCCTGTACCTGGCTTAGCAAATTTACTAAAATCATCTACACCTTGCTGTATTACCTTGCTATCTATTTTACCAGGTTTAGGAATTTCTGGAGCTGGTGTCGGCGTTTTAGGAATTTCCGGTACAGCTGCAGGGGCTTTTGTACCTGGTGTAGAAGGAATGAGTGGTTTAACAACAGATTGTATCAATCTAGTTTTAGCTGCTGTAGAACCTTCCTCCCATGCCCATTGTATAGCTCCAAGT